TGAAGCAACAAACCTTCTAATCTGTCCATCTAATTTAACACCCCCACCAGTTCCTCTGCCTTCGGCATTAATATTAATTAACTGAACTCCCTGACCACCGTTAATGGTAAAAGCAGTTCCATTTGTTAATGCTGTTACACGGGTACTACCACGCGGAGCAGTTCCAATAACAGTAACATTGTTTTTACCAGTAAAAGTAACGTTCTCATCATATTCCTGATTACCTAACATGAGAACGTCACCGTCAACCATTAAATCAGCAGCACCTTGAATAGTACTCACTTGCTGACCAAATACAGGAGCATTATCTCCTACAAAATAGAAATTACGAGCAAAAGGATAACCTCCAAATAAAATACCAGCAGCAGAAGCAATCTTTAACTGACCCCAAATAGATGTTGCACCAGCCATTTTAACCCACCTTTTAGCATCACATAATAAAATGTGACAGGTTAACTAAAAAGACCTTCTCGATTTATAACCAGCCATAAACGGTCTACGTCTAGTAGTTATTGCCTGACGACCTTTTGTATTTATAGACAATAACTTATCAATTGATGAATTAGCCTCCCCATTTAATAAATTAGCTCTAGTTTCATTTTCTCCTAAATACTGAGCACACAATGAAGCAGTTCTATATGTTAGAAATGATTGTGAACCAATTATATCTATATTATCATTTTCATCTGCTATTTTTGGAATAACATCACTTATAAAATCAATTCTTATTTGTCTATCAGTAGTTGCTCCAATGAATTTAATTACTTGGTCCATCCAAGCCCAATAAATTAAAGAAGAAGTTTGAGTAACTAATAATGGTAGAAATTCCTTTCGCACCATTGGTATATAATTACTGCTACTACCATTAAGTCTTTCCCATAATCTTTGTATTTCAATTAATCCATTAGGTAATGCAGGGTCTCCACCACCTCCACCAATTGTTAATACACCTGCATTAACTACAATTTCTGTATCGGTTTTATTAGTTATAGCTACATTATTAGCTTGTAAAACCTCTTGCAAATCATCTAAAGCAATATTTAAAAATGGAACCTGCTTGGCATAGGTATATACTGTTAAATTAATATCATTTAACAACGCCGCAGAAGAATCCATTATTTCTTTAGCTACCATACTATTTACCTAGCAAATTCTAATTTCAATTCCTCTGCCTTTTTCTTATCTACAACAGTCTTGCAATTAGAACAAACAGGGAATGCTGGATTAACCATATGACCACAAGCAGGGCAATTTCTTAACTCTAAATGAGCATAATCACCCATCCAAGACTTATTTTTCATCTGTAATTCTCTTGCAGCTAATCTAGCCTGGTCAGGAATAGCTAATGGATTACCTTGCGAACGCGCCCATAATGCATCAGCAATCATAACTAATTTTTCATACCAATTACGTTGCTTTCGTGATGCAGCTATTAATCTTTCACCAAAAGTCTTTTTAATCGCATCTACTGAATGCTCACCAGGAACAAAGAATAATCCTGGCATACATCCGTCCATATCACATGCTACTAATCCATTTGAATAATCTTTAACAAATGCATCAGCAATTTGAATGGATGAACATGGAATCTCTAATAATGGCTGGTCCTCATCAATATCTCGCCACCATGAAGATGGACCAATAGTTAGAACCGCTGGTTTAGCTAAACTTCCAGCACCAATATGAAATATACCAGGTTCAATAGTTGGTTTTCTCTCAGTAATTTCTTCTGGAAAAATAGAAACTATTGTACTCTTATCTAAAGGATTAACTTCACCACGAATAATTCTACGCTTATTAGACTTAATCCAAGGTGCTCCCATTGCCATTTTCAATCTCCATAATTAGTTGGCACTGTAACTCCGTATTTGTAGGCCAGTGCATCACCTATTTCTGTTTCATCACCAAATAGTTCTTCATGTAATTTATCTAAACGTTTCTTTCTAATCTCTATAGCTTCTTCAGGAATACTTTCCGGGTCTTTATATTTCGCTCCAACAGATTTAGCTGATTGCTTATTTACAGAATCAATAACTAATAATATAACATCCCAATTAGGTGGTAATGGATTATCATCTTTATCATGAAATACCCAAAGGGGCTCATAACTAAAATTCTCAACTAAATCTGTTTCAATGCCTTCTATAACTGGTAATATTCTTTCAAGAATATGTTTACCATGTATGTATTGACGATACTTTGGTCGCAATTCAACCACTTTATCTGGTAATAAAAATCCTTCAGGAGTACAATCTACCCATCGTTTTTCAAATTCATCATCTGAAAATACAATTCTATAATTAGGCAAACCATTATCAAATTTGCCAAATTCCCTTAATAAGCGTTCGTTTAATATTTCTACTGATTCCATTATAAATGCGCGTTTATAGTATGCGCGCCCCACTACCTTACTAAGCTACAGTTCCAACATACCACTTCTCAGTTGGCCTATCATAATACAAGGTAACAGGCCGATTCTGAACAGGCTGATAACCAGTAAGAACATTACCACTAGTTAAAAAAGCGCCTGGTGAAGAATCAGTAAAACAAAGAACAACCTCACAATAACCAGTTGTTGGCGGATTTATATTAGCTACCTGCACTGTTCCTGTAACGAAACTAAACCTCGTTGTAGGAGAAATAGTAGCAGCAGAAGCTAATGTAACTGGGTCAGGCTGCTGATTACTCTGAGCAGGAAGCAGATTCTGATGAACTAAATCATTTGGCATTTTATTTACCTCCTTCCTATATTAGTAACCAGCGGGAACAGCTAATGAATCTATATAAGCGCATGCCGCAGGATTATTCACAAATGCCTGCCATCCACACACCATATAGAAAATATCAGCTGTAGCAACGCCACCAGAAGGACCACGAATCTCGAAAATCTTCCTACCATCAGTAGTATAGAAACCAATAGGAAGAATTTCTGCACGACCCCATACATTATTACTTACGAAGTCGATTCGTGTCTTATCCCAAGAATAAGAAGTCCTAACAGGTGCTCCGGCGAGTTGCATATTATCGCCAAAATACATGTTAAGAGATTCTTCCTTGGGCATCTTCTGAATAATAGAAACAAGCTGTCCAATTTCCTCATAAGCCTGTTTCTGTGCAGGATGCATCCAAGCATCAGGCGAGAAGTTATTATCAATACCAACGCGATTGCCAATCTTATTGATAGCAAGACGTGGTAATGGTAATGTTAATGCTGCACTTCCACCATTAACTCTACTCGCTCTGATTTCTGGAGTAGTTGCCCTGTTAAAACCAAGCCATGTACCAGTAGAAGCATTTGAGTGGTGATAAGGCACTCCAAAAAGGCCAGGTAATGAAGCAGGAGAACTAATACCAGCAGTAACAATTAAATCTGTAGCAATAACACCCGCAATCTGTGGAGAAATATGAATAGTCTTATTTTCCACATCCCAGAATGTTATTTCTCCAGAACCACGTAAGGTAGCTAATGTAGCGTCAAATATCTGCACAGGCTGACCAAAACGCATTAATCGCACACCAAAACCATCAGTAGTGCAAACAATAACGTTTTCGCCACCAGCAGGTGTATCAGATGTTACAGTTCCGATAACACCATTACCAGACTGCATCATCTGAGAATCTAACTGCCTACGTAATTCATCTAAAGCTCTAGCAGTTAAACGCCTGACACCATTAATTACCGCCTTACGTGCATCATTGGTAGCCCACTGAGTTAATTTGGTATATTCAATATTCTCTGATAAGAATACTGAATTTAATACCGCCTTATCCCAAGTAGGACCACCACCACGACCTAAATCACCACCATCAGGGTCAAAATACTGGAAAGAACCACCAGTTCTTAACTCTAATGGAACGCGCATCTGTCGATTAGAAATCTTCTCGACATCGCGCTTTTTAATGTTCGCGTAGAATTTATCATCACTTTCATATACCACGCGAACTTTTGGCAGCACCTTTTCTAATTCGGTTGCTGCTATCTGTGCTTCAACAACTGCGGCCATAATTTAACTCCACACTAGTCTAACACCAGCTATTTCTGCTGCTGCTGTTAGAACAAGAGTTGTTAATGTTGAATCGACACCAATTGATGTTGGGTCGGTTTTATGTAATGGTACACCAGTGTCGCCTGTAACACCTTTTAGGGTAATTAATACCGTATTACCAGCCGGAGGTAAAATAGTTAAGGCTTTTGGAGTAGTACCACTACTAGGCGGAGTTATGGTATTTGGCCCGGATGCTAATGTAACAACATCTATTTGGGCTGGGCTAGCCGCATTATCTGCTGCATAGAAATTAAATTGTGCTTCCAAATCACCAGTAAAAGCTATGGTAGATTTGCGTTCCGATGCAACAGCCATAATAACTCCAGTTAGTCCTGATTAAAAAACTCTAACGTGCTCATTCCCTTTGTAGGTTTAGATTTTTCTTCTCTACGAATTGATGGACCAGAACTTTTTCCACGTTCAATTGGTTCCTCATCAACTTCTTCTCTATTACGCTTAACTGGAGATTGGCCGCGCATAGCCTCATTTCTTGTGCGCTTTATCAGTTCAGGTAATAAAGTCTTAGCTCTAGATAAAAATGCTGACCTAATTTTTTCTAATGAATTTCTGTTAAAATTAGATTTAAACGCTTGTTCCCATAACATATCTTTAATTTTAACAAATCGCGTATCATTCGCAAGAGCTTCATTTAAGGAATCTAAACAATCCTTAACTGCATTCTTACGAACATAAACACTCATTACTCCTTTAGGGTCAATATGATTATCAATAGTTGCTGTTAAAGTATTACCAACCTTAGTTTCTAAATCATTTAAGTGATAACTAAGTTTTTCCTCTATGAATTTAGCACGTTCCTGATTAATTCCATCATCTTTCTTTTCCTTAACTGGTAAAGCAGATGGAGGAACATAATCAGATGTGCCAAATACAAATTGATTTAAAATAGCTGCGGCGCCTTGTAATGCTTCATTTTCTGTTCTCTTACCTTCAGTAAACATTCTCTGAACAGTATCTCTAACCAAATTACTTACAACATGAAAATAAGCCCTTTGGTCAGCTTTATAAAGAGAAGGTAAATAATTATTAACTAATTTCGCGAATGAATTTTCATCATTCTTTTTTACTTCAGATATAATACTATCTAAATTACCTTCACTTACTTCATTTACATATTTACCAAAATTTCCAATTGTTTGTTGTGCTTCTTCAGCATCTTTAATAGTTGGAAATATCTCGGTATATTTCTGTTCACGATAATATGCTCTCTCTAGATAAGGAAACTTCTTAAATAAATCTGGAAATGCCTTAAGAATCTCTTTACGAGCTACTGGCGCAATTAACTCTAAATCTTCATCTTCTGGTTCATCTTCTAATTCCAGTTCTTCTTCCTTTTCATCCTCTTTTTCCTCATCTTCATCAGTTTCATCTTTATCATCTTTTTCTTTCTTCGCTTTAGGTTCCTTAGTAATTCTATTAGCAAGTTCTGTTTCATCGACGATTTCATCATTTGATTCTTCATCAGGCTTATCATCAGCCTTCATTAATTCTTCTAAATCTAATACCTCTTTATCACTAGACAACGGCTGGTTCTGGATTGGCTTGTCCATTTCTACTTCCTTGTGCCGCGGCTGCATCATTTCCATTGGATTGTGGCATAGGTGCGGCATTAGCCATAGCCATAATCTGCGCCATAGTTACGTGTCTTTGCATATGTAATAATATATTCTTATAACCTTCTGGTTTTTGTATCTTTAATAATCTTCCCTTATCACTAATCAAATATATTCTACAAATCTCTGCTTGTATTCCATGATTATCAATCATTGGGTCAATATCAACTGAAGGTTCTTCAATCATACCTTCAGGATTTTCTGGTGTTGGTTCAGAAGGCATTTGAATAGGTTCAGAATCAGCAAGTAATTGAATTTCTTCATACTGCTTTTGTCTATCATCAACACCTGGAAGAACAAAATCTTCTAATCCTAATGCCTTAGAAATTAATGGTAAATTCTCAGGCGACATCATAGCCTGCATTATCATTGGAGAACCACCATTAAGTAATTGCATAACAACATCTTTCTTCTGTTGCCATGACATTGGTAATTCTTCACTTGATTCTAATTCAACTGAACCAATTTTACCTTGTAATTCTGCTGTTTTAATGAATACATTAACAAAATTACCATCAGTATCTTTCTCTACATATCGTTCATCTTCTTGAACAGTTTCTATATATGCAGGTATAACTTTGCCAAATACATGCTTCCACCAAACTGATAAAACTTTCCAAACTGTTTGTAATCTCTGTAATGCTTGTGCTTTTGACATAGCATACTGAGATGCTGTTCTACTACCACTTTCTTGTGGACCACCGAATAATGATGGTAATGCTCCAACAGCTAATTGACCTAATTCCTGAACATTTTGACCAAATGGCATAACTTCACCAGATAA